CTAATTATCTTTGGCAGCATACTTAAGATTACCAACAATACGTCTAGCCCAGCCACGACCAAAAGTGGCCCATGTTCTAAGTCTTGTATAAAACTCTAAGCGCTCAGCATTGAATAGCAAGATAACATCGTTTTTATCTTTGCTATTAACAGCAGCAAGTGTACGCGGCCCAATAATACCGTCATCATTCACACCAACAGCACGTTGTAAAAACTTAACCGCATTACGGTTCCCATGGTTGTATGCTGCATCCACTAACTGCCAAGCCACAGCCGGTGGTAAATCATCACCTCTAACTGCTAACCAGTATGATGTCGTTGCTATCTCCCTGGCTTTACTTTTTGGTAATTGTCGCATAGGCCCATAATACCCATGCGCCTGTGCAACTCGCTTAGTTACACCCCACATTGTTTCGCCACCCGGATCATTAGGGTGGTTAACATAACCGCCTTCGTGCTGCATTAATCTATCAAAAAACTCATTAAATTTGCTCATTTTTAAATCCTTTATATATAAAAAACCCGCTAGTTGCGCGGGCGTAATCGTTTAGTTTTGCATCGTCGGTATCTGCTAATCAACCAACACCAAGTTATAACCATAAACACCCTTTGCAGCTCAATCGGCGAGCTGTACGTTACTGGCATTTCTAAAAATATCAGTGCTGCGGTTGACCACGAAAGCGTGCCTAAGATGACTGGCAGAGCATCGCAAGCCACTGTTCGCATGTTGTGCTTAGCGATGTGCAGATGCTTGATTAAGATATAAAATCCGTAAGCGGCTGCTAACATACACATAACAGCGCTTAGATTAAAATTAAGACTTGTCATCTCGACCCTCCTTGTCATCTACTACAACCTTAAACTTAAACGGGTTGATAGTATTAAACAGCTCAGCTTGATTGCGTGGCAGTGACGCAACAGCTAACAATGCTTGCAAAATCGGTGCTGACAATAAAGCAGCCACAAACGCATAAGCTGACATAATTGGCGGCTGCGGCTCAGCGGCTGACGCTAGCACAAGACACAGTGACAAAGCCCCGAATAGACCCAAAAACGGCTTAGCAATCATTAAAAAGCGAAAATGCTCATCAATCGCTTTAATCTTAAAGAATAGCGACCCTGCACCACCGGCCGCCGCAAAAATCCAGATAGGCAACCATGACTTGAGAAATGGCACTCCTACACCGTAATTATTTAAAGTTACAGTGTCTGGAGGTTTTCCCGAGCTTGCTACCGCCGCCGTCATCAGTAGCAGCAATGCAGCTAACAGCCACAGCATTTGTTTTTTGATGCAAATGCCGCAGCTTAAAATCTTTTTGAGCATATCGCCCCCTTGTTTTAGATATAAAAAAACCACCGGTTAAGGTGGTTGTTACTCAGTTTCGACTTCGACCCATTCTAAGCCATTCCATCTGTAGCCTACACCATCAAACGGATATGGGGTAAGCGTAAAATCGCAATCTTCTGGTATATCTTTTAGGATATAGGTAACATCCCCAGCGTCTTGATATTTCAACTTTCCCGTACTTTTCTCGTAGATGTATAGAATTGTATTCATCGCTTTGCTCCAAATAAAGTTAAACTACGTCCTGCAATATGTAGCTCACGACCTTGTTTAGCCGACTGTGCTGTAATGTAGTACCTGACCTCACCAGCAGGAGGGTAGTCAATAAAGTTAGCAATGGTGGCAAATTTGTAACTTAGGTAATATCTCCAAGAGGGTTCCCAATAAGAGGGGTTGTTGTTTGGTCGATCAACCCACCTACCCCCACTAACTTCGGACTGAGCACCAAGGACTATGGTGCGTAAAGGGGTTGACCTACCTTGCCTATATATTTTCATAGTAACTTTATCATTTGCATCAAATGGCTCACCCCAAGTAATATTTCTCAAAGATATACTCTCAAAATTACAACCCACAGAGACACTACCCCCTGCACTGTCGATAGTCAGACTGGCAATCTCTATAGGGGCTGTCCCCACTGCGGTTGTAGATTCTTCAATGTATTGAACCCTAGACGTTGTGATTGCATTGCCTGCAATATGTAACGTATCAACCTGACCATTCTTTAGTCTAACATCGCCCTCGAAAGTGCCATTCTTAGCAGTGACGTTACCTTGATTGTCAACAATAAACTTATCATTGATATTAATTTGGCCGCCTTTTATAACAGGTGCGTTAATTTCAGTATTTGCTCTGATTTTATCGCCGGTTATTGTGCCTGTGGCAAGCAAGTTACCGTCCAAATACAAACCACTTGGTACCGTAACGCCATTAATAGTGGTTGAGCTTGGATAATAGACTAAGGGTCTAACTTTGGACTTGTTATCCGGGGAAGTAATCCAGAATCTATTTGAGATAATGCCAAAATCTAGCCTAGCATCCTCATCTTGTAGTAAACCATAACCCCCTGAATTACCGTTTGCATCAATCTTGATAAAGTATTGAGCTTTAATTTTGCTCTCAGTCAGTTTTAGGCTATCAAGCTCTTTTTTCTCCTGATTTAGCTGATTAATCTGGTTGTTAATCGCATCTTTTTGAGCATTAGCATCAGTAATAGCACTATCCAATAAAGCAATCTGATCTAGATAAGATTGTTTTAATGCCAAGTTGTTTTCGGCTTGAGCTTGGTTAGCTTTAACCTGTAAATCGTACTTTTTAGCTTCATACTCAGCAATCAGCGATGTTAAATCAGATTTCTTAGTGGTCAATACAGCAACATCTTTATCAAGTCGAGCTTTTGCAATCTCGTATTTTAACTTCTCAGCATCGCCCAGACTCGCCACCACTTCGATTGCGTTTTTTTGACCTTTTACATCGTTTTGGATTGTCGTTATCTGTCCACCAATGTTGCCAAATTTACTATCAAATGTGCCTACTTGCTGGGTGACACTACCAAGCTGTGTACTAAGCTGACTGTACTTAGCTGCAAGACCGGTTTCAGGCGTTGTAACAACTAGCTTTAAGTCGAGTATGTCAGCACTGTTTTCACCCACTTTAGCTGACAACCTGCTTTGTTCGGAAGCTATTGCTAAGTCCTTATTGGCAAGCGTAACAAGCTCATTTTGTATATGAGCGCTATTGCTATTAAACTCAGACTGTAAGTCATCAATACGTAAATTAGCATTGTAGTCAGCTTGGGCGACTGACACAGCAAAGGTGCGCTGTATCGAGCGGTTTTTATCAGCATAGCGATTTTTGTCAGCATATCTAAAATCGATTTCAGCTGATAGCTCAGTAACTCGTCTAGCATTTGCTAAGTCAGCATTTACAAAGCCTGTGACCTGCTCTTTAGTAATTGCTGCTAAAGTCTTATCTTCTCCCTTATACCAGGAATCTAATACATTAAGCCTGTCAGCATAAGTACCACTATCATGAGATAGCACCCTTAACTGCTCTCGTATAGATGATGCGAGAGGGGTCTCATCTTTACCAAAGATTGTGCTGGTTAAATCGCGTATTTGCTCGCTAGATGATATTTTATAATCACTAAATGCACGTTTGATATCAAGTACAGCAGATGATGATGCGCCAGGACTGGGGCGACCAATAGCAATCCAGTCGACCTTAAAGTAGTTTAAGTTATCTGCAGTCTCAGCCACTTTAATACTAAAGTTTGAGATATTGCCAGACCAGCCCAAATCAAAGCTGACGTTAGCCACGCCCTCTTCGATAGATGGCTCTTTAATCGTTGTACTACCGCCATTCCACTCTACTAAGCCAGACCATGTTGGCGTCCCGACTTTCTCGATGCGCATTTTGATGTGATGATAAGCACTGGTGTTAAGCGCTATAGTATTGCCATCATCATCTGTTTTATTAAGACTTGGGCTTTGCAGTTTAGTAGTACGAGCATTGAGATAGCCACTGTTATAAACGCCGCCCGTCCAGCCCTCAGCATTACTGTCAAAATGCCATATTTGATATGGATCAAACTGTTCACCAACTCCCGCGCTAAGCAGACTAATTTGCTCAGATAGTGCGCTAAAGTCTGAAGCACGTGCTTGGCGTTCTTGATACAACAAGCCTTTTGATAATGCGCCTAAATCATCACCCTTATAACCGCCGGTCATCTGAGCTGATAAGCTCTCTATCTGACGAGTAGCTGCTTCTGTCTTAGTGACGTTTGTAGTAATTTGCTCAGTGTAGCTTGAGCGCATATTATCAAGCTCTGCAGACACACCTCTTGATAATTCAGATAACACATAGCCTTGCTGTGCCACTGTTTTTGCAAACGTCCAAGCAGTACCACGAGCCTTAGACGCATAACGGTTTTTGTCAGCGTATCTAAAATCAAGCTCTGATGATAGATAAGTAAGTTTTTCTGAGCTCTTCTCTAACTCATTATCAACCTCTGCTTGATGCTCAACTATACCATTGATACTACCAGCTAATGCATCAGCACGCTCATGTAAGCTTTTGCTGTTATCAAGTGCAGACGTACCGATTGCATCAATTCGTGCTTTGCGTTCATCGGCTATAGATTTGACTAAGCCTTTGGTTTCATCACCTACAATATTTTCAAGCGGCTCAATCCTTTTAATTTTATCAATCTTACTCTTAAGCTCTTGATGTAGATGCGACTGCTCAATATCACCGGCAATTAAATCTAGCACTTGGCTTGAGTCATTAAGCACTTCGCCTCTAGCCCAGTTACTCCAGTCACCCTTAAAACCTAGTTTGTCGACAATGCGGCCACGGTAATACTGCACCAGTCCGTTTTGTAAGCCGTTAAGCTTGGCGTTGTTGGTTGGATAGCTGTACTGTCCAAGTAGAGCCACATTAGTATCTGGCGCGGATGCTACCTGTATTTCTGTGTAAGCGGCGTCACCTGAGCCTTTTGCAAATGACCAATTAAGCTCCATGCCAAATAAAGTACCGGTGGCTTTTAATGACAACAAACTTGGCGGCTTACCAGCCTTGCCCTCAACTTTTGTTAAAGCAGAAGTGGCAGGCTTCGAGACAGCATCAAACGCACTGACAGCACGCACGCGAGCAATATAATTGCCACTGTACACGCCATCAACTTCCACTGAAATATTACCTGTGCGTGGTAGTGGTACCCAATCACCATCATCTTTTCGCCACTCCACGTCATACGCAACAGCATCTTTTACTTGCTCCCAAGTTATTACAAGCGTAGTGACAGTTTGCGCTTGCTCAATGCGATGACGAGTAGATAGAGTTATTGACTGTGGCGCGTCAATGATCATTGACATAAGCGGTGGCAGCGGCGGCTTATTCTCAATAATAGTGCCATTGTCAATCTGCTGCTGCAGAGTTGCATCGTATTGTAGTGCTGTGTAGCTATACTGTGTGCCGTCCTCGTTTGCACGTACTGATAGCACAATAAATGACATAGTTGGTAGTTCATCGCTACTGACTGCCCACACGTTCTCGCTTGATACGGCATCAAATGGCTTGCTGACAGTGATTTCTCGGCCATTGATGCTTAATATCTCGCGAGTTTGTGCTTTGCCAGATTCTAAGTTAACAACCAACTTGTCGCCTGGTGACACCGGTACATTGTCTCTATCAACAGTAATGATAGTACGATCTTTATTAACACCAGATATACGCCCACCAGTGTTGTGACCAGTGAACATGATATCTGGAATATCAATACGGTCACCGACGCTTGGCAATGCACCGTCTAGACCCATGGTAAATGATACGGTTTGTGTTCGATTCTGCTCAGTTAATAAAGCAGCTAAGCCAAAGCGGTACGCTTCACCCTCGCTAGTACAAGCGATAGCTGATAAATCAAGTATGTTGATGCCAATCTCAGCGATAGCCCGCTCGTTGCGGACAAAGACATAATCTACTTCGTAGTTATTATCTGGGTTCGAGTACCCGACTTTTGCGATAGTGTGGCGTTCGTTTGCAGCTGTACCGGTCTTAACAAACTCGCCATTTATAACGTTGGCACGGGTAATCACATAATCACAGTCTTTATAGGTATCTGCGTCTAATATGATTTGCGACCCATTCCAGAATGCCATACCGCGGAAAATACCGGCAATATGTTGCAGTACGTCAAACGCTGTTTCGGCCGTCTGTAGATATAAGTTACAGGTATAGCGAGGTTCTAGCCCACCTTTACCATCATCAACCATGACATCACAGATTTTTGCGATATGCTCAATGGCCCATTTATGGATCATATATGGCTTTAATTTGTTGCCTAGGCCATATCTATCATTTGTGATTAGATCATAGTAAATCCAAGCTGGATTGGTTGTAAAAGCCTCTTTGAATTCGCCAGTCCAAATACCAGTGCTCTTTCGGGTCTCTGCATCATAATTAACAGGCACCTTAACATAACGACCATACGTCTCAAACGATACTTTTGGGGTGTTGCCAAATGCACGGGAGTCCCATGTTAGCTTGATAACAGCGGAGTGTGGATAGCATAATTTAGCGTCAATAATCTCAGCAATGCTATCAATGTGCATCTGATTAAATAGACGCTCGTTATCACCATCTTCTGTGATTTTACGGACACGTACCTGCCAGTTATTATTAGCATCCGGCAGCGGGATATTGTGAGTACGTTGATAGCGCCCAGATGTCTTTGCAGTAAGTGATTTACTGACCATAGTCAACCAAGCACCACCATCTGTACGTACGTCGATAGCGTAATCTACTGTGGTACCGTTTACATCGCCATTGTCTTCCATTTTTGACAGCCGTGGCCACGACACATTGACGTTGATACTAGATAACTCGATATCAGTTATTAGGCGAGTCCATGGCACACTACTGCGCAACTCTGTGTTGACCACTCTTTCAGTGCTGGCACTAGGCACACCAGGTATATGAGTTTGATCAACAGTGCCGTGTCGAATTTCCCACTCTACGTTTTCAAAGTTACGATGGCCATTGTCATCTTCAAGCGGTGTGTCTTCGAAGTAAATGCTTTTTGAGCCGTTCACTAAACCACGGATTTCACCCTCACCAAGCAAATAAAGGGCCGTAATCTTAGTAATAGACGCAACAGTATCGTCAGATATACGCGGGGTATGGGGCTTTTTTTGTCCGGCTTTAGAGCCATAGATTAATTGCATTATGTGTCCTCGCTTACACTCATACCGCCTAGTAGATGCCCGCCAATGCGGCCACGCCCATATTGCAATGGTACGCAGTTACCGGATTTAACGCTTGTAACTGCTCCGCCATAGCCGTAATTTGGCTTATTTTCGCTAGGGTCTCGCGGGTCGATTTTGGGTGTGGGCATTAATAGCGTTGTTGCACCCTCTAACAATAACCCTGCACCTGCTCCCATCAATGCACTTGAAAAAGGGGCGCCAAATGGCGTAAAACTTAGCCCAATAAGAGCTACGCCTGCCACCACTTGCAAAATCCCCAACGAGTCGCCGCCTGAGCCGATAATCTTGGGAACGATGCGAATGACAGACGCCCCTGTTTGTTGCTCAATCTCTTCAGGCCCAATATTGTTGTCATCGTTATACACAGCAAAAAAAAGACCGCTATCATGAGCGGTCTTCATAAACTTTCTAAAACCTGGTATTTGGTAGCTTAAGGCTTCGCATGCTTCGCGCGGGGTTGCTACGTCTAGTTCGAAAAACTTACCAAACTTTTCAGCCAATACGCCATGTAATTCAATCTTCTTGAGCATTGTTAGTCCCGCCTATTAAAGATTTATGTCTAATAATTAAGGCTGTACGACCTTGCCAGGCATTACCATAAATCTCACGTTTTGAGCGTCTGCCATACGGATGATGCAAAATGATATGATCACCAATGCAAGGTTCGGTATCTTCTGATTTTAGACTGCCGTCATCACCCAAGTATATTAAAGCGTGGTTTACTTGCTTGGTCGGTTGCACAGCACATAAGATAATGTCGTGACGCTGTAAGTCGTCCACTTGTACAAACCCTTGTGATTTATAGTTATCAAGATACAGACTGGACTCTGCCGTTTCCCACCATCTATCGACTCTCTCAAAATCATCAAGCTTAATGTCAAGCTCGCGCTCATAGTAGTCTTTGATGATAGTAAAACAGTCAAGCTCACCGTGCACATACTGACGGTTGATTAGTGCCTGTTTGACGCCCTCGTAATAGATACCAAATTCAATTTCAGGATAGGCGACAATAACCCACGGAACGCCGTGCTTATCAATGTTTTGATTGTCAACTAAAGAAGGCTGACAAGTGCCGTCTGGATGGCTATGCACAATTGCCTGTACTTTACCCAGCGCTTCCGCTTCTACCAGGTCGCGCGGGTCAATCACAAAGTCCTCTTCACGACTCGCAATATTGTTGCATGGTACATACTGACGATTAATGATGAGGCCACAGCATTCGCGCGGGTAGCATTGCTTGGCATGCTCAATGATTGCGTCTTTTGCTTTTTTAGTCAGTTTCATGATTCACCTTAGCTGATACGAGACGATGCGAACCCGCCATGTCTTAGTGGCTGATTCTCGCCAAATCGGAGCTTACAGTCTTTAATAAGGCCACCGCACTTATCAAGCGCGGGGTTGTCTGTAGGCTTGCCGTCTTCAGTAAACATAGCCGCGCCCGTATAGCCGCACGACTCACCTCGGTATTTGCCTTTGACGCACCAATCACAGTATTTTGTGATAGTGCGAGCTGGTATTTTTTGATTTTGCGCAGTAAGCGGTGTGCTCAACTCAAAGACAACTTCGCTTGATTTCTCGCTAAGCGACTCGCGCAACTTCTTATTGATTTCCCAATCTTGAAAGCTAAACTGGGTGGAGTCAGCTGAGAGGTTGCCGTCCGCGAAATTAGCAGAATCAAGATATTTAGCGAGCACACGAATTACCTTGAGCTTGGCTCCAACAAAGTCGTTAAAGTAAGCACATAGTATGCCTATTGCCCCAGCTTGGCCGTCAATCATGTTGGCAACAGCTAGTGATGGTGATGACGGCCTACTATCCCCGCGCACTTCAAGACCATCGGTGCTAATAGGCATTGGAGTAAACGTCTTGCCCTGCCAGATTATATTTCTTTTAAGAACTTCGTCTTTACCTATTGGCTTTGTATATTTGTTTTTATCGGCATACTGATTTTTGCTTGCATGCTCAAAAATATACACCCAGTCTTGATGACTTATATGACCATGCCAACGGTAAATATCACCGCCCAATTGAGTTGCGTCTAACTCGTAAAGCGTAACGAGACCCGAGACTGATAGTTTTTGGAGGTCATTAGATAGTCGGCTCATCTAGTTGCTCCTGCGGTAAGTCGTTAAAGCGAAGCATTACAACCGCACCTTCGGGAATATCCGTTGGTTGCTCATAGTCTGCGACAATAGATACAGTCTCAAAATCAAACTTTTTCTTGTAAGTTTTGAGTGTGATTACTCCATTTCTCTCTGTTGCTTCGCAAATACATAACACGTTCCCGTTAACATCTTTAGGTGGTTTTAGGTTCCAGCCATCATTCTCTCGAAGTCCTGTCGTGCCTGTGATTTCATAGACGCCTGTTTTAATGTTTTTCACTTCAATATCTAATTGCTCGGCTTCGTGTACTTTCTCGAAGCTGTCGTGTTGTACTTTTAGTACAGGACTTGAGGCCACTAGGTAGCCTGTGCCCGCCTCTTTTGTTGTGTTTTGGTCAGTATATACTTTAGCCCACGCACTCCAAGATAAGTCAGCGTTGCCCGTTGCCACCCTTAACCACATATTGGCGGTACTACCAAACGCGGGTGTCACTACTTGGAGGCGGTTCATTTTGTTCGCATTCCGTGTCGAGATAGTCTGTAAAAATACATAACTTGGCGAACCATTTGGCGCGTTTTTGGCAAATGTTGAGCTGTATACCCTTTCTCCCGCTACATAATCATTGAAGTCTGTTGAACCTGCCTGGCTTGATGTTAATTCCCTATGTACTTGAGAGCCTGCTAGTTTTGCTATATCTTCTGCAAGTGGCACTTGTCCGTCAGCAGTGCCTACAAGCCTGCTCGCTGCGTTACTCTTATCAGCAAAGTTTTCGCGCACAATCTGCATGTTAGTCCATTCGTCATTGCCGGTTTTTTGCTCGGGAATGCCGTTGCCTGGGTCGGGTAATTTTATAGCCATTATATTTACTCCAAAAAAAGCCCCGAGCTGATAGCTGCGGGGCGTATGGTTGATTGATTAAGAGGGGTTAAACGCTGTGATTTTGCTCAAAATTAAGAGTAATTTGCCAGTGGTTACCCTTTGTTTGGACTACAGGATATTCTGAGCAAGTATATTGCCGAGTCTCACCGTGAGGGTCGGTCCACAGAAAAGGCAGGTAGCCTTCATGCTCGTCGAGAAAATCAATAATCGGCTTGATGACTGTTCGGTAGTCTCCCTTTTTTGTGCCAGACCAATTCTTTGTTTTATTGTTTATACCTATCTTAAATTTTTGAGCGTAGCCATCACCAAACTGGTTTTTGCCAACACGGTGTGATGTTTGGGCGCTAGGACCCATGTCAACGGACCATGTGAATGTTTTAAGCATACAACAAACCTCCAGGCTTACTCTCTTGCACCAAGACCTGTTTAATCTTCTCGACAAGCCCCGCACCAAGCTGTTTGCCCAATTGCTGATTCGACTCAACTGTGCTCTGACCATTACTTTCGACTTTAACGCTCACATTGATATTAGTGTTGCCACTGTTGCGCTTGTAGGTGCCGTTGTGCATGGCTTCCAACTCAGGTCGATACTTACGAGTCACGCCAGCGTTTGCCACAAATTCTTCTCTGTGCACAAGTCCCGCGACTTCATTCACACGTCCAGATCCGGTAAAACCACCGCTGCGGTAGCCCGGCAAATCAAGAGTTAATGAGCTTGCTGCTGAGATAATTTTCCCGAATTCTGCAACAATCGTTGCGGCTCCAGCTAATTTGTCGGGTAAGCTTACGCCCTGTGCCATCATGTCACCCCAAGCCTCATACATATTCATGCCGGCACTCGCCATTACAAATGACTGCTGTGCTGCAAACATAAAGCGATATGCGCTTGATTGTTCGCTAAATAACGCTCGAGTCATACCGACCATAGACGTTAGTGTGTCGCTAGCATACATCTGATTCAGCTCGATCATTTTGTCGTAATGACGTTTTTTTGCTATCTCAGCAAGTCTGTCATACTCATCTTGCTGCATCTGCTCTAGCTCTCGAGCTTGTCGCAGTTTCTTAATTGAGTCGGCTAGCAATTTGTCATTCTGATCATAAGTCGTGCCTGGTGTTGCATAATCCAGCAACTCTGTACGAAGTTGTTCCGCGCTATTACGTACTTCTAGCTTTATTTCGCTAGCTAATTTTGCTTGTGTAAACTCTTCGTATGCATCTCTAGCAGCATTGACAGCACTGGCTAGGCTCTGCATTTCCTCTTCTGTTGCGTTCGCCAATTTTCCAGACGCTTTGAGATCGTACAGTAGCGCCTCGACAGGGCTGTCATTATCAAGCAATGCAGTTTGTCGATATAAATCATTTATCGTACCTTCCAAGTCCTTAGCTACAGAATCGATTGTCTGGTAGTGTAGTAATTGCAGCTTGTCAGCTTCTAAATATTTTAAACGCGTCTCAATTGCGTTGTAATCAGCGGTTAGTCCAGCATTTTTTAGAGACTGGTATTTTTTAAGCTCGTCTTGTATTTCATACTGGATTGTGAGGCGCTCACGCTCAAGGTCATTAGTAGCGCGCAACAATTCAATTTCTCTTTTAATCTCCTCGTCAGCATCTCTCATTTGATTATTGAATTGTTTTATATCTTTAGTTCTAGCGAGCGAGCGTAAAACTTGCTTCATTTGCTCATCAAACTTCGACATCTCGTTTGTTGCATCTGATAGATCGTAAGCCAGTTCGCTAAAAGTTGTCTGCGGGTCCAGCATGAAGATAGATTTTCTAAGCTCAGCTTCGGCGCTCAGGAAAGACCTATAAAGAGCTTGAGCTGCTTTTTCAGCATCCGTCAGACCTTTTTTGACATCTTTAAGACCTTTGTTCGCCTTGTCGGCCGCCTTCTTAGCAGATTCTCCAGCCTGTTCAGCAGCTACTCCAGTTTTATTTAACGCGTCTCTTGCAGCGTCTGCGTTTGTTTTAATGTCGTTTTGTCGAGCGATTGCGCTGTCAGTCAGGCTTCTCGCTGCAGTGATTTGAGTGTACGACTCTGTGTAGCCAACATAGTTGGTGTCCTCGAATGAGAACCTCCCAAAGCTCGCATTCCCTAGATGCGCTACCTCACTATAGCCACCGTCAAAACCAAAAAGGTTTTTAGCAGCGTTTGCACCTCTTATGAGCAGGTTCACGCCCGATATCAAAAAGTTGATCCGACTAATGCCTGCGTTAACAATCCCCTCAAACACACTTATAGCTAGGTTTCCCATGCTTTTAAAAGCGTTCTTCACACTAATGACAAACTGGTTTAGATTTGTCCAGCTCATGCGAGCAAAAGCCACTACTGCAGACAGGATGTCATCAAAGACACTAGCAGCTACTTGCAACATGCCAACAAACCCGCCTTCAGTGCCAGCAAATAGAGTCGCAAAATAACCACCAGATGTTTCGGTTGCAGTCTGAGAGTCTCCCATAAGGCTGTTTAAAAAGTTGGTAGTGCTATCCCACAGCCAGCCAATGCCGTTGACTCCCACTGAGACCATGTCAGTAAATAAGATGCCAACAACGCTTAACGCATCGCCTAGACTATCCATGGCGCCTTGTAGGCCATGTGTCTGCACGACAATAGCAGACAGCGTCGCAGCTACTATCATAAGAGGATGCTTGGTGATAATACTGCCAACAGACTTAAGCGCGTTACCCATACTCCTGGTTGCACTTGTCGCAAGCATGGTACTTGCTACAGCAACTTTTTTTGTTGCATTGCCCGCTGCTATCGCTCTATTGTGCATAGCAGCTGCCGCAGTTGATGCATTAAAGCCGCTAGCCAGCCCAGCCAATGAGCGAGTGTACGCCACGGTACTTGCGACAGCCTGCTTTGCTAATGCGATGTAATGCGTCTTAGTCATGCGCAGTAACATCATGTTTGTATGCAATTTATTAATTGCTGCTATTTGACTCTGAGTGCTCATAGCATTTGTGACCGCGGCTTTTGCTGACGCTACTTGTGCGCCCACCAGCCCCGCTATTGACTTTGTTAGGCCTGAGCTTGCCACTGTGTTTGCTAGCCACACGCCACTGACCGCTATACCTGCCTTGGCTAGTGTTGCAAAGTTATCAGCGGCGACTAATACCATTTGACCCAGGTTCTGACCTATGGTTGTGTTCTGGTTAACTATGTCATCTACAAAAATTGCATACTGATCTTTAAACACCCCCACTGCTTGAGTGAGAGTTACTGTCACTTTAGACATCTTTTCGTCTAGAACGTCAGTTGCTGATGATATAGCGTTGTAAATTACATCTGAAGTCAATGCCCCATCAGCGGCTAATTTACGCAAAGCTCCTCTGGTTGTGTCTAACTCTTTTGCAAGCAAATCAAGCAAAACTGGCGCCTGCTCAGCAACTGAGTTAAATTCATCACCTCTTAGAACGCCTGATGCTAGAGCCTGACCAAGCTGAGTTAATGCAGCGGCTTGAGCCTGTGCTTCGCCACCACCGACGCGCATTGCTTTAGATAAATTATTCGTAAAATCAATAGTCTCTTGCTGTGATTTACCGAGCTCTTTTAATGCTCTACGTGAATCAGCATACAGTTCAACTGTTGCTCCATAAGATGCTGCGTTTTCGCGCGAGATATCTCGCAACTGGTGCATGACTGCAACATATTCTTCAGTGCTTTCAGTGCTAATCCGAATCTTACTAGCAAGATCCTGCATTTGATCAGCCGTGCTTATGATAGATGATGCAAATGCAGCAACACCCACGCCAGCAATCGCGTTTTTCATATTAAGTAGCGAGTTAAGTGACGCATCAATTTTTTTGCCACTTGCAACTGCTGCATCGGAGACGCTTTTTAGCTCTGCTTTGGTCTCGTTTGTTGCTTGCTTAATATCGCGGCGGTAGTTAGCAGTATTAGCATGCAGTAAGATATCTAAGCGTGATAAGACTTTACCCAATGTTAATACTCCTTATTCCGGGCATAAAAAAAGCCCCATAAAGGGGCATATCTATATTTTTGTTTTTAAGATTTAATTGCCATAATTATTTCAGGCAGCTGCCAAACGAATAGCAGAATTGACGCAAAAATAATAAACCCTATAATCATTAAAAGCGTCGGTATCAAGCCATATTTCTTTAGACTCTCCATTATCGCCTCCATAAATATTGTGATATAATCTTTCATAGATTTACTCTTAAGTGCTGTTAGGAGTGAATACAAAAACCCCCACGTCCGGTCAGACTGGGGGTTTTGCTTTGGGTAATAAAAAAGCCCCAATCAAAACGATTGAGGCTTTTTGTTCAGTTAATATGAGTGTTTAGACTTTACCAACACTCCATTGGTGGGCGTTGCTAATAGTAGCATCAAACCCTATCTGTAATTGACTGTTTAATATGCCAGCTGTAAATACGCCGTTAATCATATGTCCACTAACCTCTTTAACCAGCAATGGATTTAAGGCTGATAGTGGGCCGCGCACCGCTTTAAACCAGCTATTGATATAAAACACATTGGTCACCAATGATTGGTATTGAGGCGCACCGCTTCGCTCAGCGTACTGGTGGATTTAAGCTTTAAAGCCACTTCGTACACATAAGCTACCGCTTCAGGCAGTTTATCGACAGGTATCTGATCGATACCTTCCACGCCATAATACTCACTCACCATCTTGTAAGCATCGCTAATCAGCATATTATTCACAGCCAGACGATCACATGCCTGCCTAAGTGGTGTGCGCTGCTCTGATGTTGTCCTTGCAGATTGTAATTGTTCATACATCCAATTGAAGGCGTTAATAAATTCAATCTTAAGCGCCATTGCCTTTTTGCCAGTAAAGCCCATCACCAATAACATAAAGCCATCCTTGGTGATTTCGAAAGCTCTTTCTGAGCGCATACCAAAGCCAACTTTTACACTCATCTCAATAGGACGAAAATTGGGCTCATTGAATTCTACGGGCGTTTCAGCGATTATTTGGTCAATTTTAGCTAAAACATGTTTATGCATTTTACCAAAAGTATCGGCCACTATTTTTGATGTAGTGGTAACTTGATTGTTATGGTTATGAACTAAGCTTTGATAGGTTGCAGATAATGTGGTCATAATGACCTCCTGTTTGTTTTTTTCGAGGTTGCCTTATAAATATATAGGGCGCCAAGAGGTTCGAAACCGTCAAACAGAACGGCGGGCAGTTTTTCCCACGCAAGTGGGTCTTATATGTGCTGCCACCCTCTCGACATAGATGGTTATCTGCATGTTTATCACAACAACACAGAGACAAATATGTAAGAGCCTGCCTATTGATTAGGCATAAAAAAACCACGTTGACGCATGTGGATTGCGCTGTTTGATTAGAGGTTTCGACGCCTCATTTGTGATTATCTACTAAAAAACCCACTTTAGCAAGTGGGTTTTTATATTGCATAGCCTTATGCATACTACCTGTCAGTAATGTTAAGCTCTATTTTATTTTCAGTAGTTACTAAACATCTCCCGCTTTGCGGAATATCCATACCCAAGCCATTTTTTGCTGTAAAAGGAATTACGATTTCAATATTTCCTGTCCGTGTCTTTCTAGCTGAGATAGATAATATTTCATCATCAAAAGAGCTTGGATATTGTAGTTGGGCTGTTATGGCTTTTCTGCAGGAGTGAATGTAGTTACTAGGCTGCCCAAGTTTTTCACTCTCTGCTAGCATCTCACTTTCTACATCAAAGTCATTTTGTGATACATAGAAACGCTCACCATTACTGCAATCAATAAAAAAAACTGCTTCTTTTTTGGGTTTGCTTTTAGTTGTAGAGATTTCAACAATCTCCACATTATCACACTTCGACTCTTTGCTGATTTTTTCAGCAGCTTTAGGCAACATTAGATTAATATCCGATATCCATTCCTCTCCCCATTGAGCATAAAGCTTAGGATATTCTTCTTTAGTATAAGGATAAATAACCTTACTTAAATCTTGCTCTTTAACTTTCTCAGCTTTCTCTTTTTCGATCTGTTCTTTTTTCTTTATCTCTTGTTCTTTTCCTACCACAACCTGCTTTGCGTCGATTGCTTTTTTAGCCTGGACTTCTTTTACTTGTGACTCTGTCCCCGCAGCAATGAGTATTCCACAGATGAATAAAACAAACCCTAAAAAAATATAAGCAATGGCATTAATGTTCTTTCCAACCATCCTATTAATTGAGGCCTGCACCTCTGGCAAAAAAATAGCAGCCGATATTATTAGCACAACAAATGCTTTAAAATTATTCACATTTGCTGCAAATATCATTGCTATAGCCATGAGGGCTACAAACGCTGCAATTAAGTAAAGTGTGATATTTATAATTTTGCGCAACATTCAGCCTCCAAATATTAAGATTAAAGACTTAATCATAGTACGAAAAATCACAAATAACCAGCTGTCTATAGCATTACATACTGTCAAACATAGCAATCATTTGTGCTGTCTGAACCTCCAACTCCTCTATTTTCTTAACTCTCTCAACTTCTGCGCGCTGCTCGTCAGTCATTGGGTTTGGGTCAACAGGTAAGAAGTCAAAAATGTTTTTATCATCGCTACCCCGTTTTTCATATAACAAATGCGCTGTCTGTAAATCTTGTCGGAACCCTCCAATCGGGTCAAATCTATCGTACGCCATCCACTCTGTCAGTTCTTGCGATGTCATCTCAGATGATAGCTGTGAGACTGTCATGCCAAGATGACCTGCAAGCTTGAATAAAAATCTACGACTAGGATGGCTTAGGAGTTTTTTTCTGCAGTATCTACTTGCTCAGGGGTGATGCCGTTGATTTCATTTGAGCGGTTAAACACTTTAATGACTGGACGGCTTGGCAATTGTTTAATTGCTTCGATGTCTTCAACATTAAACATCAGCTCGCCATCTGCGTTACAAACACTATGTACAAACACTGTGGCGCGTACAGCATTTTTATCAGTCTGACTTTGCATCTGTTTTTCAAGAGCTTCGCGCTCGCCCGCTGTAAGCTCTTTGATGTAAACCTCACCCCCCATTTCTGATAATTCGATTTTCTCAACCTTTAAAGCGCTATTGCTGGCAAATGCCAAAATGGCAGCTTTATCTAAAACACCTTTAGTTTCAATCTTTTTCATCTATCTTGTCCTTATGCTAAATTTTAGTGATTATTCGGTTAAAATTTTTGTGGGGTCGCTGGTGATAGTGATTGTCCCAGTCATGCGGACCTTCTTTTTATTATCATCAGTGTTTGGAGTTAATTTACTGACCATGCCTTTGAACTGACGGCTCAATCCCGTCGCTTTGACGAGTTTATACTGCCAGTTTAGCTCTGTATTATCTTCATACGCACTTTGTATTAGGAGATGCTGTTCGTCAGTCGGATCAAGCACAAATTCAAACTCAATTTCGCTGTCCTCGGTGAAATCAACAACTGCTTTGACTGTGCGCCTATCATCCGTTGACGTCACATCATCTAATGTTTTTTCGCTGGTCGGTGGCTCGCATTTTTGCAAATGCCTTACTTTTTTAAACTCTAACTCGGTGCTAGATACTAATAGCTGGTAAAAGCTATCTACTAAATTCTCTACTGCCATGGTGATTACTCCATTTCGTCTTCTGTTGTTGGGGCGGTTTGCCAGAACTCATAATCGATTGACTCGCGAAATAAATTACCCTCGCGAAGCGATTGTCTCGCGCTATAAATGCTTGGTTGTATATTGTCATTAATTTTTTGTACTACTCGATTTGCGAGTAGTACAGCCTGGTATTTATCGTTGTGATATACGTCTATTTGCATGCGGACCCACTCATGCCCGGTTACACCGTCCAGCGTTACTTCGGGCACTGTGCTTATATTCTGATAAACAACATAAGGGATAGTTTTGTCATCGTGCTCTGTTAGCATATCGGGGTAAATGCGGCCTGCTGTAGGCTTCAATGCATATCTTGTCTTGTCCGCATAATGCGTTTTATCCGCCAAGCGCAAATCGTTCGCAAAGAGTAAATGCAGAGCTTCATATATTTGTATGCCCGCTATCATTGATTACTCCAGATGCTTGTCTATATTTTGCGCTAGCTTTTTAGCAAAGCGGTTCACCATATTGTCTACGTTGTGATCAAAAGCAGGGCGTAAAAATGGCGCTGATCTCATTTTTGATGTGCCATGTTCAATAAAGTGCCAATACCTAGGATATTCTTTTTGTTTTGTGCCCTTCCCAACATAAACACCCATCACCGCGCCTTGGGCGAACTCTCCTGTATGCTCAGATTTCGGCAGTCTGCGTTTGCGGATAGCCGACTCAAGTAGCCCAGGCTTAACCTCAACCTTACGACCGCCGGCGGTTGTCATTATGTGCGGTTCAGGTGCTACACTCGCTCGCGCTTTAGCCTCTTTAACAACTGGAGTTAAAGCAACGTTTAAAGCGCTATATAGAGACTTGCCAGCCAGCTCGTTATCTAGCAGTGCAAGCTTGGCGTCAAGTTCGTCGAGCCCTTTAATATCAACTGAACCCCAGTCACTAGCCATTGGTCACCTCTTTTAACATTAAAGTCATGTATTCAAGGCCACTGTTGGCATCTGGCAGAGGGTCGCCATCAATCTCATACATGCGGCCTCTATGGCCAACTCGCATTTTGCTATCCACATCATGCCGGTACCGTAAGGTACAACGTACTTTAGCCTCACTACTGGCCGCTTGAGCTGCCAACATATCTTTTACAGATAGTGGCTCAAACGCGGCGGAGAGTGTCAGTACATGCTCCCATATTAATGCTCCGCCCCCACCCATAGGCGATGATTTTGTTTTACTCTTATAAAGCTTAATGCGGTGTCTTAACTTGCCAGCATTCATTCAAACCCCCATGCGTCTATAGGGTTGCAGTAAGTGACGTACACCAAGTGGCACTTCCGTCATTGCTGACTCAGATACTGCTTCACGATTGGCGCACCAATGAGCAACGAGTAAAAGCATGGCTTGATCAATACTCGCGTTGTCTACCAAGCCATCGGGGTCATTGCTTGGCACCGCATCAGGATAAATCGTGCGGTCTAAGTGGGCCTGCACATGATTGCGAGCCGCTGCAATATAGCCGTTGAGCAAGTCATCTTCGTAATCATTATCTTGCTCGATGCGGCATTGGAATTTAACTTGCTCAAGTGTGATCATGGCTAACCTTCATTTTTTGATTTAATCAAATCTTCCACCAAGTCTTTTAACTCGTTGACTTTAGCGCTCGATTTAAAATCAACTTCATTGTCGGTTAGGAATTTTTTAAGCTCTGGACCCGTCATATCATTGACAGTGACCACGCTTTCATCATCATTAATGGCAATTACGGTTTGCCATTTTTCAGTATTAGAGTCAGCAGCTCCTGCGTCAGCCGTATCTAAGGCATCAACTTCCTCTGCATAGCCTTTAGTGACTAGATCGCGACCCTCGCTCTTTGTTGTTTCTGTAGTGCGACCCTTCATAATCGTCTTGTTTCCGACCATAATGTCGGTATTTACTCGTACAAACATATTGTTATCTCCATAAAAAAGACAGCTACGGTTAATAGCTGCCTTTTATGATTAGTGGAATGCTGTGAGTGTGGGTTAGGCTCCTGCGTTTAAACCTGCAACCGCTGTAGCAAATTCACCTTTAACGAACGCTTCAGGACGCTTAAGAGCTAATGCCAAACGTTCTTCGCAGCGGATAGAGATCATGTTCTTCTCAAAGTCATCTACGTTTTCAGTAGAGATCACCACGTTGGCTTCTTCACGGTCAAAAATTTGAGCGCCACTTGCAAACGCGCCTGTTAAGAACTTGCCTTTGAAGTTTGGCTCATCAGTATCGACAACTGGTAGGCCCCATAGAGTTTTTTCTAAGAAGCCCATTGGATTGGCGATGATATAGTTGCCAAGGCTGTTTTTGGTCAGCTCAATCTTCGCCCACTCCAAGAAGTCCATGACGGTACCAGTGGCAGGCATACGTGCAAGACGACACTGCAGCATTGCTAAACGCACAACATCAATATTGGTTGATGTACCTTCAGGCTTAATAAGGGCGTTAAAATCTTCAGCTTGTGGCATGATGCCATGCAAGTTTGCACCAGAACCATTGCCAAACAAGATTTCCTCTTCTTCTTTCTGCTTTAAACCAAAGCGCATTTCAGCATCGATAGTAGACATCAGCTGTTTGAAGTCATCTAATACTTGCTTAGACGCTTTGAACATATGAGCGATTGTGGCCACTGGTGTAATCTTGGTATCAAAAGTCATTGTAGAGTACGGCTTTTGCGTGTTTTCAGGGACCGCAGCTGCATTGTTAGTAAAGCCGCCCTCTTGCACCCAAAAAATAGCATTACTGTCTGTTTGACCTGGTGCGATTAAGTCGCGGATAAACAAACGCTGCTTAGGCTTCTGATCAATACCAGGGAGGCGTGTTGGTGCGATAATACCATCTGGAATATCAGGCGACGTAATTGCATTGCCAACAGGGATTCGGATTTTCTGACCAGCCTGGATGCCCTCTACAAACTGTGGCAAACCCTCGTGATTGGCTACAATCTGGCCAGCGGTTTGGTAAGTTTTGTTACCAGCATCGCCCTTATGGCGCGCGAATAATTGCTCAGCTTCGCCAATACGCACTTCAAGATCATTTTTAGCGACCTCCAAAGCGTTGGTGGTTGCCATTAGCTTATCTAACTCATTTTTTGTTTGAGCAGATAACTCTTCAGACTTCTCAGCTTTTTTGAGCGCATTCTCTGCTTTTGGCAATAACTCTTCATTAGCTTTTTTCAATTGCTTGTTTACAGCATCAAGCGTATTTTTAATTTCAAGGTCAGACATAATGTCTATCTCCATAAATGCAAAAACCCACCAAATGGCGGGTCTCTAATGTTTAATTTGGTTGAGGGATTAAGCGTTTAACTGCTCAAATTTAGCGGCTACAGCACGCAAATCATTGATCAGATCCTGCGGTATTTCGGTAGCGTCATGCATACCTGGCTGGGCAGCGTCTTGCGTACCCTGTTTAATTTCTGCAATTAGTTCGCGGCGCTCACTACGTGGAATGCCTTGCATCGCCATCAATTTGTCAATCTTGCGCACCGCGTTCGATGTATTTTTAGTGTCTTCGTCTTTTGTAATAATATCGGAGTCAAGAAAGCCGTCAGCCATGCCGGTTTCTACAGCAGTCTTGCCGCTAATCCATGTTTCTGTGTCCATCTGGGTGGCCAACTCGCCAGCATCAATACCGCTACGAACATGGTAAACATCAGCGATAGTGCCGTCGATTTGCTCTAAGAAGTCAGCCACATCCCGTAAATCATTGCGATCACCCGCTGCAATCGTCCAGCTATTATGAATCATAAGAAAGCCAGCTCTAGCAATTTGTAGTTCATCGGCAGCCATGGCAATAAATGATGCGGCACTTGCAGCAATGCCCAAAATGCGTACAGTTACTTTGCCTTTATGCTCACGCAAGAGGTTATAGATGGCCAAACCTTCGAATACATCACCGCCCGGGCTATTAATATTTACAATTACATCGTTGTCACGGCCAATATATTTTAGCGCTGCATTTATTCGCTTCGCTGTGGTGCCACTATCAGTCCACCAATCGTAGCCAATAGCATCTAAGATATTAATGACATTGTCATCTTCACTCACATCAGCTGCTTTAATAGCACCATCCCACATTTCACGCGCTTTGGGCGTCACATCGCTGTGCAGCTGTGGGCGTTCTTTAGCTTCAGGTGCTTTAGGTAGTTTGCTGCGTCGGTTCATCGTTTATAGCTCCGTAATTTTTGCCAACATGCTCAAGATTGATTAGCGCAGACTGCACCGTATAGACATCGCCGCCAGGCACTGGTGGTAGGTTTTCAAGTCGCCTTACTTCGTTACGATTCATCCAGCCATTATTAAGAGCGCTATTGTAATATTCCGCCCGGCCCTTGCTGTCAGCCCTTAGCAATCCCTCAACAGAAAACTCGATTGTAATATCGTCGCTTTCTCTCGGGTCCAATAGACTGGCTGTAAGCTCTTGCTCAATATTGACTAATAAAGGGCGTAAGGTATTGGTTAAAAAGTGCAGCATTTGAGCTTCAGTTGATGAAGCCCAGCTTGATGCTTTGTCCATGTGGCCAATCATAAAGGGTGGTACACGCCACAACCGGCACAATTCCTCAACGTTATAGCTGCGAGTTTGTAGTAACTGAGCAGCTTCTGGATTCATTGTGATGTTCTGGTACTTCATGCCAGCTTCTAACACCATAATGCGTCCAGCATTTTCACTCATCGCATATTTAGTAACGTTGTCACCAATCTGACCTCTTTGTTTATCATTTAACTGCACGTCAGTTGTCAGAAACCCTGATGGCTGCATACCTTTTTTGAAGAACTTGCCAGCACTTTGGTCAGCTGCAGTTGCACTCCCAACTGTCTCACGGCCTTGATATATTGTTGCCAAACCATTGATACCATCTATCCCAAAGCCACGAATATGCATAATTCGGTTCTCTGGGATAACCCGCTCTTTACCATTTTTAACTTCTTTATATTCAAGGCTGCCGTATTTTAATCGCTTCACTGTGATGCACTGTGGCAATAGTGGCTCTAATGATACTAGGCGCTTGCCAATATAAATCTTTTCGACATATGCATTACCCCACAGGCAAATGCTAGCCACAATCATCAAGCGAAAGCGGCTAGGCGTAAACTCGGCATTGGGTTTCTTGCAAAGTAGCTTGTATAAGTGGTGCGACTTAGCCAAGGTGCGGCTACCATCGTCATTGTTTTGATAGACTCTAAGCGGTAGCGTTGAAACCGTTTCACTAATCAATCGCACACAAGCCCACACTGTAGATAATTGCAATGCACTATCTACAGTGACGTTTTTGCCGCTTGATGTTTGAGTGCCGTTGCCCAACAAGGACAACACTTGATTGGCGTCCAACTGCGTTATCTCAGCCGGAACGCCCATAAACTCTAAAATGGCCGCTCTGATAGGGCCTACCTGTTTTTTTATCATATCCCTACCATAATTGGGTTGCTTGCAAAATCATCTAAGCCATTGCTTTGGTCATGCACTATCGCACGCGCCAGTGCCATAATTAGTGCCACTGGCCCATCAATCTTACTTTCGGCTCGCTCTTTGTTCGGATAGATGTTGTCTTTTTTATCCAGTGTCGCCACCACGTTGGACATCATCCAAGTCATAACAGGATCGTCACCATGAGCCAGGCGCTGTGACAGCACAAGCGCTTCAGTCTCTTTCATGGGCTCGGACATGTTTTGGACTGTGTGACGTATCTCTACCATCACTGCGCCCTCGTTTTCCATGTTCTGAGCCAATTGAGCCGCTTGCCATGGGTCGTAGGCTACTTCTTGTACATTGTGAGTACCCAGATCATCTTTTAAATCATCTTCAATAGCGCTAAAGTCGATAACCTCGCCAGCCGTTACAGTCAATAAACCAAGGTGATCATATTCTTGGTAACGCTCGCTATTAACCTCGCCCTCCTCCATTAACCTGGCTTCGGGTATGTAGAACTTGCAGTGCACATGATAGTTAGGGTCATCAAGCGTTGGCGGAAATACCATTACTTTTGCGACAATATCAATCTTGGTTGCTAAATCAAGACCGATATAGCACGGTCTGCCTTGTAGCTCCTCAAGTGATTTACGCTCTGGCGCCATTTGCCACTTGGACATATTCATCCAAGCAGATTTGGCGCCCACAAACTCGTTGACGTGCTTGGTTCTGAACGTGTTTTGCTTATGGGCTGACTGCATTGCATCGCGGCATCTTGCTCTTAAAAACTCACCGCTTACTGATATGTCGTAATTCGGGTTTGCTTTACGCAGTGCTAGCTCACTAGACCACTCATCTTCCTCATCTTTTGTGTAGATCATGGCCCACATGTCGGGCATGTCTAACGCACCATCGAGCATCTTTTGTGCGTCACGTACCAACGTGTAGCAAGGACCACCAATATTCGCGCCTGCGGTGGTAATAACTACCATCATTGGCTGGTCACGGGCACCCATACCGGTTTCCATCGTGTCGTACAGGTCCGAATCTTTATGCTCGTGGTATTCATCAACCAAAGCACATGATGGACTCGAACCATCGCCAGGCTTACCAATAACCGGCTCAAAGCGACTGCCATCGGACGGCACGTTCATGTTTGATGCATTTGACTCAATACCAAAGCGTGCTTTTAATGCCGGCGTACGGTCAACCATCTGCTTGGCCGGCCTAAAAACCTCCCAAGCCTGCTTCTCTGTTGTGGCGCCTGAGTAGACTTCAGCTCCGAACTCGTTATCGGCCACGAACATATACAAGCCAATACCTGCAGCAATCACCGATTTACCATTTTTACGAGGCACAAAAACAAGTAAGCGCCGGAACCGGCGCGTTTTTGTCTTCTTAATTATCCAGCCAAATGGTATGCAAATACTAAATAGCTGCCATGGTTCAAGCGTTATTGGCAGGCGCTCTCTAGCCCACTTGCCCTTCGTATGTGGTAGCAACTGGATAAACTTAGCTACTCGCTCAGCTCTCTCAGGGTCAAACCTGTATGGAAAGTCTTTACTTCTGCTTAGTTTTTTTTCGTCTAAATGACGTTTACATGCAAGCTTAATCCATTTGCATGCAATGATTTTTCCCGCAACCACGTCGCGAGCGTACTTTTCAGCTTTTGCGACATTAGGATATTTACGGGACATTTCATCGTTAACTCTATCTAGTTATTTGTTATTTAAAAGTCATCAAAGGGGTTTCCTTTGTCTTCGCTCTTTTTGGGTCCAACCAATCTTTGACGAGAACTTGGATCGAGTCCAAGCAATGCGCCGAACTCACGCATTTGTTTTTTGGCCTCGTTAATTACAGTGACAGCTGGGTTCTTAATTGTGGATCTTTCCGTTTCTATGACAACACCAAATTGCTTAACGTGATCTTCCGCATCTCGCCACATTGAGTATGCTGTGCAAAAAGCTTCAACATTATGCAGGTCCGGTACGGTTAGGACTTTGGCGGCTAACAATTCAGGCATTACTGTTTGCCACATTTCTACTGCTAAGTCTGGCAGCCATTCTGGCGGCTCGACATCTGTTATCTCAGTGAAGTCCGGCTCAGCATCATTGAGCTTACGCTTGCCCGGATTACCTGCCAGCTTCTTTAGGGCCGTTGGCTTGGGCTTACGTCCTCTCATAAATAAATCCTATTTTTCGGGGCAACCTAAACTTTTAATTTCGCGGTCGTAAAAATCTGTGTGGGGGGGTCGGTCATCTCGGCGGTGGTCCTGAACAATTAACCCACCCTCCCCCTGACTCAGTCATATTCATAGCAGCGCACTACCTCTAAATGTCTTTTTTTGACGCTACTAGGCCTACTTGTATCTTCATGTATTCTTTCTATAAGCACACTGTCTGGCTCTCTAAGCTGTACAACTTGCTTGGGCTTCAATTTATCAACCCACCATCTTCTTTGCTCTACCGTAGAGCCTGTTAAAACTATCGTACAAGGTTCGCCGCTGGCTGCTAACTCCAGCATAATTTGATTTCGCTTATTAATGCCTAGCAACCTTTCTTCTTCGGTCTTAATGTATTTAGGTTTGCCTGTCATCTTCTGAACAATCAAATCTAGGTCTACAATAAATGCATTGGGTGTATTCTTGACTGCCCATGTTGTTTTACCCGATGCAGGCGGTCCGAAAACGATGACCGATTGAGGGATAGGCTTCAAGTGCTCAGGCATAAAGTAACCGATCTTGTTTTCAGTCGCCGTTTTGTGTCTGTGACATGCCTTACACAATGACTGAAGATTCTCTGGTGTATCTGTACCACCTTGTGACTTAGGCACTATGTGGTCAACGTCAGTGGCTGGCACAAGCCTACCTGCTTCTCGACAAGATACGCAAAGATAATCATCACGCTGAAGTATCTGCGTGCGAAGCTTGCGCCATACGTGCCCGTAACCACGCTGTGTTGTGTTCCCGCGTCTTTGTTGATGTCTAGCCCAATTACTGCGTCTATCTTTGTGCTCATCACAATAACCTTTGTCTTTGCGTGTTGTTAGATTAGGACAGCGTGGTGCCCTGCATGGTGTAGCCAACACAAACTCCAGGTATAAAAAAGCCCACGCTGTTTGGGCGTGGGTAAGGTAAATATAAGTGCGACTCTTATCGTTGGCTACGGGCTTATGGGTCACTTAACGCCGCCACTATTACCAGTGGTAATCCTTTCGGAACTTATATATTTTTGGTGCCATCATCAATGAGGGTACCATGGTTATTCAGATGCTCAGATATGAGCATCTTAGAATCTATAAGGGTTATAAAGGGTACTCAGTCAGATGGTACTCTTAAATTACAGGCACAAAAAAAGCGACTGATAATTAAATCAATCGCTTTTAATAACGCCTTACTTACACGTAAGACCACTTTATATAAATACTACCTTATCCGTCAGAGAGGGTCAAGCATTCTCTATTTTACGCCCTCTTGTTTTTTAGTTCTTCAACCAATTTATTCGCCAAATCTGGTATGTCATTAGCAAACTTAATTGACTGCTTATAGTCAAATTCATCAAAATCAGAATCTAAATAATAGTCCGCTTTATGTCGTTTAGAAATGAAGTTTTGTATTTTTAAGTATAACTGCTGCGCATTCTTGCTTCCTGTGGTCATATATACGTCTTCAAAAGCCAAAACAACTCTTTTATGATGTCCCGTATTACCAAACCTACCTTCATTGCTAAGGTCATAACTGAAGTGGTTATTTAAAACTTCTAATAGATGATGGTAAGTAGCGTAATACTTTCTGTTTACACAAGCTCTCTGAGTGCCCTCGCTATCTATAGAGTTTAAATCAGGGAATAAGCTATCAATAGTTTTATGTAGATCAGATATACTCACCCCCATTCGACAAACTCCTTATAACTAGAGGCCTCAGACTCTAAATCCTCTTTTTCTTCTCCTGGTCTAAAGTTATACACCACTTTTTTCAACTCATCAAATGGGCACTCTAAGCTTAAAATAGAATCAAAATATTGCTCATTCAAATCAATACAATCGTCAACAGTCACATTAAATAATGTTTCATCTATGATTAGTATTTTACCGACTTCGTTGACCTGCATGCTTAGTTTTAACTTGCTATCTCCTAGGTATTTATTGTTTTTAACAACTGTGGCCATCTCCATTATAGATCGGTATGTGGCGATTGTGACACCTACTTTTTCTAGCACCTCATGAGCCTTAACTATATCTTCTAAATAAATATTGCCTATATTTAATAGAACTTGTGCTTTTTCATCTACTGGCTTAAAAAGATTCATAGCTTTTTTCAACCTAGTTTGATTTAACGTAACGGATGTATTAACTAACATCTGATGAAACGCATACCAATCATAATTATCTTTCTGAAGTATTGATAAGCATAGTTTCTCTGCTTCATCGAACCTACCGGCTGAAGAGTACATCGTAGCCAAGTTGCCTAACACAGAATCATCAAGCTTACTTGCATTTGCAACCTTCTTCACCGCATCATTAAGATTACCCTGAGCGCGGCTAACCCAACCCTCAATCATATAACTATCGACTGGATTGGATTTGCGCAATGCTTCTGCATCTCTAAGCCAGAGCTTTAGTCTAAAATTATTTGGACTAAGCAAACCCAAATAAGAGTTCATAAAGCTCTGCACTTCAATGCTTTTAGTTTGAGGTTGTATGCTCATAGTGTCTATTTTTAACTAGATATAGGTTCAACTATACTATCATGGCTGTGCTATGTAGTAAATGCAACCTTATAGTCCTAATCTATGCCTATACTCTTGGACAGCATGTTCCACGTCTAGTGCCAGCCTTTGGGTATCATCAAGCATATAGTCTTGGTACTTCTTCCACACTTGCCGATAAGTGTTAGCTGGCACATTGATCCCACTGAACAGTAGCTGCCCCTCAAGCGAGTACAAATCCCACAGATTATACAACTCGAAATGCAATGTCATGCGAGACATGAGATAAGCCAATTCCTCACGGCTGTGACTGCAACCCTTTGGTGCTTGCCTATCGTCTGCATCACAGCGCTTTAGCATCTCGTTAGTCAAATAACGTACAACTTCGTCAAAGTCATCTGACCAATTCCAATGCTCGTTACTCCCCCACAGCAATAAGCTTGCCAGCGCTTTGGTTGGACCATGTTTTATTAGAGCGATAGCCGCACTCCTATCCTCCCAATTAACTTGCGGCACCTCACCGCCTTGGCCAATATCAAACTTAACAGTCTTAGCATGCATGCCATGCTGAAGCCAATCACCGCAGGCCAACTGCAACCGAGGGCTGGTACCAAATCTATTTAGCAACACCTTGTTCAAGCGATTCCCCTTTGTCTTTAAGATTTAAATACGTCTGGATTGTCTCAATGGCTTCATCTACGCCTTTGGCTACCACCGCTAGATACCCCTCGTCATTGAGCATCTGTATGCGCTCTTTTTGCATCTTTGTGAGGTAGCTTCTTTTGTCTCGTTTAAGCTCAACTCTGAGCCCGTGATAACCACCCTTAGCAATATCAAGTATTAAGTCTGGATAACCCGCCTTAACCCCCATGCGTTTGAATTTAGCAGCCTCTAAAGAATGACGGCTGCCCCCATTGGGGGAATGATGCAGATAATCAAACAAGGGACGTGATTTGTATGTTTGCCGTCTTGACCAATTGAGCACTACTTGTTGCACTTGGTCTTCTGTTAACCCCCTAGCTTTACGCATCTTTCACCTCTCGAATAACTTGATCATAGGCTTGGCGCGTTAACTCTTCGCTGCTTAAATCCGTGTAAGTGACTTTCACCTTATTGGCTCCTAGCCATTCGGACTTCTTGACTACCTTGCCGGTACCGATGTGTTTTTTCATATTATTCCTCTGATTTAATTTGATAGATATAGCCACTTGGCCGGCGAGGTATGCAGCTAATAAGCCCCTCTTGCACCATCCGTTTAACATGGCGTTCAATCGTTCGTCGGTTTAACTTAGTTAGAGACTCAATCCCTGCGGTTGTTATTCCATTTGAACCACGTACGGCCGCAAAAATAGTGTAGAAATTATCAAGCGGTGATTTGGTGCTACGATTTAAATTAAGACTCTTCCCCACAGACCACTTCCTTGTTTTTTTTCTTGAGCCCAAATCTAGCCCTCATCTTTTCCCAGTCCTGGGCAACTGGGCTGTCGTTGTCTAAGCGGGCAGGTTTTGGCGCTTCAATACGATGGGTTTTGGGTATCTCAAAATTAGCCCCATTCTTGTGTTCGATAAGCACCCGCTCATAGACCGTGGCAAAGTATTTGATAAATCCGTTACCAGCACCCGCTAATTTGCCCCACCCGATGCGATTTGCAGTTTCTAGTACAGTTGGGTGCCTCCAGTCTCTTTCGACGTCTCCGCGCATTCCTGAGCATCTACAGGCTGTCTCAAATGCGATTTGTGTGTCTAGGTATTCACTTTGCTTGCCAGCTCTCGCTAACTCTAAAAAATCAGCTGGGGCTGTTGGTGGCCACGAAAGACTTAACGACTTACGCTTAGCTTGGTTGAACTCGTCTTGTGTCATGCCTAGGTCGGTTAATGCGATATACCAAACGGTCAGTGTGTCAACACCCCAGTCCTCATCTTTGATTTTTGATCTAAACAACTTTTTCCACCCTGCAAACAAACTGGCTATCTGCTGCTTAGAAAGGCACGTTTGCGAATTCGTCTGGGTACTGCTGTGCAAGGTCTCTGGCAAGGTTTTCTGCGTAGATGTCTGCGCTTGATTTCTTTGGCTGTTCGTTAGCTGGGTTGTTAGCTGGTTTATTGTTTGCATGATTAAATCCTGTGTTCTGAATCTTATTCTGAATGTTGATGTACCAGTCTGATTTAAAACCTTTCCAATCCCGTGTTATCCACTCAGTGATTATCTGATCCAGTGAATGACCGGTTGCTTGCTTCGCTTTTTCCAGTTGACTGAAAATCACATTCCAAGCTGTTTGGGTATTCGACGTTTTTTTGATTTTTCTGTGACTGAGTAAATCACTCCAAACCTGATCTGAAACCAAGTCGGGTTTTTCAGGTTTGTAAGTCTCCACCGGTGACTGAGTTTTCGATTTTGTTTTTTTGGTATTTTTTTTATTAATATGATTATTAGTATTCTTATAATTAGTATTCTTATTTGTCGGATTCAAATCCGAGTTTTTAGGGGTTTTTTCGGATTCATTTCCGAATTTGCTCGGATTTGAATCCGAATTTTGGGTGTTTTTCGGATTTATTTCCGAGTTTTGATTATTTTTCGGATTTAAATCCGAATTAGAATCAGGTGTAAAAGTGGTTTTAGAGTTCCATTCCTTGCCCTTTTCAGTTAACTTAACTAAGTCTTTTTTTCCTTCCTTGATGTAATCAATCAAGCCTTTTTCCTCAAACAGCTTTAGGGCTCGATAAACAGTATCTGGCTTACTGTATGCCAGGGGAATTTCATCAATCACCATGTTGCGAGATACCCAATAATAAAACTCGCCATTAATTACATGGGGTTTGGCCCATGAGCTTGCTTGGTTAAGTAAATCAAATAAGGCACCTTGGTTTAAGTTAAGGCCCCATTCATGGCATTTGACTGCATTTATGCTCAATGTGTATCTCATTACGCCACCTCATGTACTATTGCGAATATCTGTGCCAATCTTGCCAGCCCTTTTGGTGTGAACATCGGCTGTGTTGTCGCTCTGGCAGTCCCGTCACGGCCATTAAATGTAACCGGACGCTGTTCCATATACCCTTGCTGAATACGACCGCTGTATGGCTGCAGCTTGTCTTTAGAGTCTCTATACATCCATTCGTTATTAACGCACCATGCGACAAACTTATTCTGAGCGATACCTATCGTTTTTGCGGTCTCACGCACACCTAGGCTGCCCTCTGCTGCTCCAATAACATCCAATGCGGCTGCTTTGGGCTCCACTAATGCTAAACGCTCTTGTTGCTGTTCTATTGTCTCGGCTTGAGTGGCTGCTAAACGCAACGCTTCAGATAGTGTTTGAGGGATTTGGAAAGTGGGCTGTGTAGCTCGACGCTCACATTCAATAAAATACTGTCTTGCCTGCTTACCTTTTTCGGAACGCTGAATCATCGATACCTCTTTGGCCATATCAATCGATATGTAGAAGTCTTGCAGCTCCTGTCTTGCTAGGGTGTTAAAAACTTTACACCCTAAATAATCAACTCCATTTTCGAACCCATACTGTAGTTGGCGATCAAACCAGCTTGAAAAACGTTCAGTGGGTTGTAAGAATTGATACAAGTCTCTGGCTGATACTGCTTGAACAAGCTCTTTGTGTTCTTGAATTGTTGGTAAATTCATGGTTTAATATCCTTGTAATGTTTGTTTTAAGAAACACCTAAGCCCTATTGCCTGCCAGCGATGGGGCTTTTTCTTGTTTTGGATTCTGTCTTTTCCGCTTGGGCGCGCGATATTCTTTCGATGCGCATAAACTCACGTTTAATGGCTCTATCGTCACCAGTGACTTCGGTTCTGGCTCTTATAGACTGGTGACAGCAAGTATCGCCTGTCGAGTAAGGGCATTTATCACATCCTATATTTGGCATAGCTATTCCCCGCGCTGTTGGTCAAGTACAAGCTCTAGCGCGTGCAAGTCTGATTTTTGCTTTTGTAGTATTTGCTTAAGCTGTTTGTACTCATTGCAATCAATACGGCCGTCCTCAATCGCCTTCTTGAATTCACCCAGTAGATTTCCGCTCTGCCCGCCAATTTTCAGTAATGACATAACCATGGATTCTTCAGAGGCGGCAGTTGTTTCCATTTTGGAAAAGACTCCGCCAAGGCGATTCGCCATAGCATCAATGATGGTATGGTCGCCCGTAAACTCCATGATGGTTAGAGCTTCATCTAACCGTAAGTGGTGAGTGTCGCAATTAGGGTTGACCTTGTTGTTTAGCACTGTGCTAGACATACCCATGCGAGCAGCTAGAGCTGGCGAGCCACCATGCTCAATCTTGTGTACCGTTTTGTGAGCAGCTGCGATAACGTCCATCGTGTTTATCTCCTATATGAAAACGTGTTACTGGTTTTTAATTGGTTGTAGAATCGGTATTAGAGATTGGAGCTAGACTTGGACAAAGGTCTTCTTTTGAGAAATGACCATCTGTTTTTTGCTCCGCTCTAACTGCGAATTTTGCCGACATATTCGCTTTGCCTTGAATCCATGCCCATACTGATGGCTGCGTGCAACCTAATACCCTGGCAGCTTCGCTTTGGCCACCTAAATACTCGATAAGCTTGATGTATTTAGATTGGTAAGAAGTCATACTATTGTCCTTACTATAATTTATCTCGATTATATTGTTTAAACTATAATTAAGCAATAGTTTTAACTTTTTGATTAGTTATAGTTTTAGCTATAAAATCTCTGTATAACGATAATCAACTATGGAATAAGCATGAATACGTTGCCTGAAAGACTTAAGTACGCTAGAGAGCAGCTAAACATGTCTCAAAGTGAAGTTGCTGAAGCTGTAGGTATGAAGCAACCCAGTTACTACCAATTAGAATCTGGCAAGACTCAGCGGTCGCGCTATATAAATGAAATTGCGAACGTACTAAAGGTCGATGTCGATTGGTTGGTCTATGGCAAAGGCAAAGCTAAAAAAGGTTCAGAGGCGAACCAGGCGGATCTATTAGCAGAAGGGGCTGTAATTCTTATTGGGGGAAGCACAAAATACCCTCTTGTGAAAATCCCCTATTTAGACATCAAAGCGAGCTGTGGCCCAGGTTACGTCAATGAAGAAAACCCTGAGGCCCACACTCAATCATTTACAGTAGAGTTTTTAAGGAATAACAACCTGCCTACAGATGGTAAAGGCCTAATACTTATGCATGCCTGCAGTGACAGTATGGGGTACACGATACCGCATGGCACACTAATGCTCGTCAATACCAATGAGAGCGAATACGACAACTTTATTAACAATAAGATTTATGTATTCAATGCTGATGGGGAGATGATCTGTAAGCGTGCAGTGAAGAACTTAGACGGTAGTGTGGTGCTCAAATCAGATAATGCAGACAAAGATACGTACCCTGACCAAATCATTAGCAGAGATACTTTTAGCCAGTTTAGGTTGTTTGGCCGCGTACGATATACGTTTGCACAGCATTAGGATATTTATATTGTAGCGAGTTTGTCATATCAGACTGTAAATGTGTATTATACTAGGCGTGTCTTTAATTCATAAAACCGCATTTAAATGGGACAAAAAATAACTAAATCTTGTAATAGTGGAGCAAATAGCTGATAAACACCCCGAAATTTATTGCATTGTGTTCCCTATTTAACTGCGATCTACCTTATTTTATTTCAATTTCCAAAATGAGGAGACGCCCTAATACGTATACCCAAAAATTAAAGTGCATACATTGATGAAGAAAATTTCTGAAAAACAAAGACAGCGGATTGTAAAATACAATATAAGACAAAGAAAATTACAGAGCCGTAACAATAGAACTGATAATATGAAGAAAGAACGGATTAAATTCTCTAGTAAACTTAGTTTATTTGTTCCTTCAGAAAGAAATAAAATTATTAAAATATTGAAGTCTATACCTAATAATACATTTGATAGCTTATATCTTAATTTTATTGATTTAGAAACTATTAATCCTTTGACTGCTCTCCATATAGTTCATGTATTAGATAAATATAAAGACCGTAATGTAAGATTTAAGTCTCGTAATAGTAAAAGCCTAATACCTAGAGCGGTTTTTAAACTTTTAAAATTAAATAAAAACTTTGGATTTAAAGACGTTAATAAAACCAACTTTAAGTCTAGTGTTGATAATTGGTCTATGTTTAGTGGTTATACCTCCGATTTACCTGATGATATGGTACGTCACATCCACGATCTTAAAAAGATGTTTAAGGATCCAACAGTTCATTTTAGGCTAGTTACAGCTATTAGTGAGGCTATAAACAACGTCATACATCACGCTTATCATGACGATCAATATAACAAGTGGTATGTCCTAACCCATATCGATGATAGGTCTATTTCGGTAGTAGTCTCTGATTTAGGAGTGACCATCCCTTATACAGCTCCAGTATCTATTATGAATACTTTAGAGGGTACAATAGCTAATGCAAAAGATATTTTTATAGGTGCGTCTAAAGATTTAGATTCATTGAGAAAGCTCAAAGACTCTCAGCTTATCAAATATGCTACATACTTAAACTCCACCAGTACTAAAGTGAAAGGTAGAGGCCAAGGGTTTGATGATATTCTAAACCTTGTTAAAAACACTAATGAATTTCCAGAAATCTCTAGGGTTCATACATCCGTGTTAAGTAAATATGGTAGTTACTTACTTGAATCAAATTCAGATGGTAGTTTTAGAGAAAGATCATTAAAGAAAAATCTTGAAGATTTCACTTCAAAAATTGATGGTACTGTTATTTCATGGGTAATCCAGCTCGTATAAGGAATTTAAGATGATGTCTATAATTAATGTTGCTAACGATTTTTCGTTAATGCCTTCAGGAAGGCACCGCAGTGATGGTAGCTACACAGGCGATCATTTTTATGAGATTCTGATAAGAGAAATTGAAAAAGTACCTGAAGATGAAAAAATCATAATTAATTTCGATGGGGTTTTGGCTGCTGGCTCGTCTTTTCTAGAACAAGCTTTTGCTGGATTGATTCGAGAGAAAAAAATATCTAAAAGTCAGTTTTTCAATAAGTTCGAGATCGTAGCAAATGAATATCCTGAAATTCGTGAGAAAGTGAAAAGATACGTTTCAGAGGCCTAATGGCTTTATATATTTCCAATACACAGGCGCTTAATGTTTGCATTTCTTAATACTCTAATACCTTTACTATTTGCTATAGCATTTTTCCATCATCAGAATGCAAAAAGCAAGCAACACAGATGTATTGATGAAATTGTAAATAGACTGGATAACTTAAATGAACTCGTTGTTAATTCTTGTCATACAGTGCCATATACCCCCTCTAATGGAGAGTATCAATTTAATAAATTAATTCTAACCCAGACAGTGGATAAATTTATTAAATGCGCACCGTTTCCGTTTATAGCTTTAAGCGGCGTAGACTTTACAGCTTTGAAAGCAGATTGTAGTAACTTATTTGAGTTTATTGAGCTAAAGACTCCAATTGAGTCCCCTTCAAATATTCAATTAAACTCTCAAAACATGATGGTAGACAGAGATGAGATTATCTCCATTATGTATATTCGCTCAAGCGAAATAATTGCAAAACTTTATAAGCTGATTTAATAATTCTATTTAAATATAGAAACAACTACCTCTTGGACTCAATTACTTCTAAATATTCTGTTCTGAAAACAGCATCATTATAGAATAATCTAACCACCTATCCGCAATGCCTCATCTGCTCATTTAACAATTAAAAAATCCACTCGAGTCTCAATTAGCGGAGTTAGCCCCGCCCCGCTTAGCAAAGACAGGTTTTTACTACCCAAAAAAAATACCTATCAACAAACGAGCTGATAGGTATCAACATATAGTCGTAGATAAATTAAAGAGCTACAGCGTTAACCTTACTAAGCCTGATATAGTAGTACTTGAGATCGGTTGCCTCGCATCTCATTTAGTTGCCTATGACTATATTCTTAAACTACTGCCTTACATCTTACACACTTGCTTAGACTTACTGATTTTGCCATTTTTACAGACAAACTTGCCGTCCTTACAGTGCGAGACTCCGCCCATGCTTTTAGAGCACGGTTGGTTACGAGCATTCGCTTCCATTACTGGCGCCATCATAAGCATAGAGATAAGCAGTGCTGACCAAGTTTTCATAAACCACCATCTTAATAATGAAGTAAAGTAGTCTCAAACCATAGCATTAAGTTCATCTGTTATCTATCACTATTTCAAGAAAATTAACCGCCCGAGTGGCGGTTTTTTTGTTTGTTAATTGTGGCTAAAACCCTTAGTTAAAGTTTAAACTATTTTTATTGTTAAAGCTATTGACTTATGATTATAGTTTAAACTATTATTAATGCATCACAACAACGCAGCAAATAAGCGAGGGTTATATGAAAAAGCCACAATTACTACAACTCATCCAAAAAGGTGGGCGTCACCAACCGGCCATTTACCGCTTTGGTGCCAATGAAACTTTGAAAATCTATGCTGGCGGGCGTGTCGATATCTGCGATGTAGCAACAGATGAAGTGGTGCGTCCTATAAATACAAGCTGGCTACGCGACTGGGGTTACTCGCCAGTCAAGCTATTCGCTGGTGATACTGATGATCAGTTTATTGATGATGGGGTTAAAGTGTCAGCTTCTGAATATGCACTCAATGCATTGCGAGGCATAGGTTTTACCACACTACTTGCCGGCTTGTTCATAGTTGTGAGTAATACAACAGGCTGCACAGATTATGTCTTTACTCAACTAGACAAAGATATCGCAACGACAGCTACCCATCCTGTCGATAACTATGAGCGTCAACTCGAGTTTAAACAATCAAACGAGCATGCTAATAGGTTTTTAGCAAACAATCGAAATTAAGAAAATCAGGTCAAAATATTCGTTAAAGAGGTGTTCAAACAATGCTAATACAAACAAATTTATCAGCTGTTAAAGCCAGTCAAGGAACGCCAATTGAGGTTGTCGAAGAGTGGTTAAAAGAGAATGGGAGAGTCGAATCGCTCCCTGATAATTTAGTGAAAGGTGATTCTTATTTTAATAATGTAAACACCAAGGAAATTCAAAAGAGACAAATTAAAAACAAACAGCGTGCACGTAAGGCGCATGAGGCAATCGTTAAGGAGGCTGGCAATCTGCCAAAGAACAAGGCTCGTGAGATTGATTTTTCAGACGAGCATTACACTAACTTGATTAGCCAGGTTAAAAGTAGGTTTTTTAATGGGGAATTAGTTAAAGCAACTGACTATAAAGGCGTTTATGCCATATCAACGATGAGTTGCATCCTATCGCGAATAGCTGCAGATTTAAGATCAAAAGGCTTTGAGATCGTTACTCTAAGAACTGAAACCAAACGAAACCTTGGTTGGATTGATGAAAGCGCGCTAAATGAAAGGCTTTTGACTAAAAAAAATGCTGAGGCTGTTCGCAAACGCCTAGAGCCAATCAATGACTTATCTAGCCAGCAGATCTATCACCAAACGATTGCAGAGATTGCGCAAAGAATATTAGCAGGCCAATTTGTGAGAGTTGATGAATACACGGCTAGGCATTCAAGAGTTGTTATATTAAGAATGGTTGCACTGGCTCTCAAAAAATCAAACATAGTAAATGATGTGGTATCTGTTAACTATGAGCGCGGAAGAAAAGCTGGTTGGGTGCTCGAATCTGAAGTGCATAAAAAGCTCGCCAAGGTAAATGACTACCCTAAAACTAAGGAGGCATAAATGGACTTGTTAACCAACCGCCGATTTGCTAATGCATCTGAATTCGAATTGATAGCACTCGCATTGGACGAAGAGTATGATTCGCTAGCATATGCCCTTGCCTGCCGCTTAGAGCGAAACTTAAATCCTGAAGAGTCTGGCCAGTTGGATAAGCTGGAAGATAAAAATTCCGAATTACACAGCGAAATAAGTGATTTGGAATTTAGGGTTTGCGAACTTGAGCAAGAGCTCGCAAGTATGGCTGACAACGAAGAGCGTCTAAAGGAGCTAGTCAGTCGAGCCAGCCGAGCTGTTAACAGCAGCTTGGCTTTGTTTAAGGAGGGTTGATATGAAAAATGAATTCAAAGCAGGTGATTTAGTATTTGAAATAGTCCCAAACAAAAAAATTAGACTAGTTGAACTAATTCCAAGTAGTGATGACCACTATCCTGTAATGAGTGCAGACGACTCTTACACCGATGAAGGTTATATATTTATGCATGAACCCGGAACACCTAGCCTATTCCACGCCACTTCTAAAAACCGTCAAGCTTTAGTTATGCTTTATGGCGAAGATGCAGTACCTGAATTGCCAGTAAGAGGCAGCGAATTAACTAAGAAGCTGCTAGAAAAGCAGAAGTATGTACTTTGTCTAGTAAGTCATATAAGTGATGATAGAGCTAGGAGCGTCAATCCCCCTAAGCTGCGTATAGTTACTGGTGTAGATGGTGACTACTTTAATACCCCCGGAGGTATCCTAGCTGAATTTGCTGTGCCAGTGGACATGGACGGAAATGAGATAACGGAGATTGAGTGATGAGCAACAAAATAAAAGCAGGCGACTTAATCGAATGTGAGGCCGCAATGTTTAGTGATTTTGAAGTTGGGCAAAAAGTCGAAGTGCATGCAGATGAAAAGGGATTATATGTATTAGGCGGCCCTTACGGAAAAGCGAAACTGGCTCTGTATGAACTTGGCATTAGCAAATACACAGATGAGGCGTTTGCGATGTGTGTAGGATTTAGTTTTGTGAAAAAAGGATAGATGTGCAAGTGAATAAATACAAATGCGAATCAGAAAAAAGCCGCTACTCTAATATTGGCCAACAATGGGAAAAGGCTGTTTGGTTTACTCATGAAGACGACAAGCATTTAATGCAAGAAAAAATAATGGTGTTTTTGGGTAGTCGGTTTTCATTTATGACTATCTACAAAAATGGCAAGTGTTTAAAAAGTACTATTAAATTGGGTAGTAATCAAATAGCTGAAATCATGGATAGCAGTACAACGATTGCTGATGTGTTTGAGTATTGCAGAGAGCATTTTTGCAGGGATTTAGTGCCAGCTAAGCGAAGCGCTAAACCTGCAAAAGCAGATGATCAATTAGATATGTTTGGAGTATTAGCATGAATTTAGTTAGAGAGTCGATGATTCAAACAGCTGGTGTGCTCAGTAGACGCCAGCGAGATGAACTGCCAGTCAAGCCTCTACAATGGCATTATCAGAATGCAAACCCCTTTGACGATACTCGCATTGTTGCCAAAGGCCCTACTCACTTATATGTGATATTGGATGACGTTAATGGCAAGTATTTAGTTAAAAAAACCCGCTTAGCAGATAACCACACTGATCATTGCGGTGGATTTACTTGTATTGATAGCGCCAAAGAATTTGTTAACGAACACTATGAAGACAACATGGCACCGTGGGTTTATTCAATTGATGAAATAAACGGAGGATCTAAAGATGTCAGATGATAATGTCGCTGTAGTCGAGATTGACTGGGTGAGCGCCCCAAAGTTCGAAGAGCTGACCGGCATACCCAGAAGTCGGTTTTATGATTTACGAAAAGATAGTTGGAAGCAAGGTGAAGTCTGGGTTAAAGTTGACAATCGAATCTATTACTCAGTAACTGGATTTAACAAATGGCTAAATCAACAAGCAAGAAACTGCCAACAGGAGTGCGAATCCGCACCGGCAGTGTCCAAATCTACTTTGAGCGACGCAAACAGCGGTACAACATCACGCTCCCACACCCGCCGACTGCGGAAGGTATCGCTGCAGCCTCTAAAATTAGAGCTGAATTAGCAACAAAAGCCGAATGGGGCATCTTAACCGATGCCGACATCAATGCCGCCAAGGGTTATCAAGCTGAATCGATAGTTACTAGCGGCGTTCTTTTTCAAGAAGTCGCACAAAAGTATCTTAAGCACTGCGAAGCCAATACTGACTCTAAGAAAGATTACTTATCAGCTCTTAATAAGCACTGGATGCCCTACTTTGCCTTGTCTCGTATTGATGAAATCACCAGTGACCAGATTAAAGATGCTATTGCCGACAGGGGTTTTAAAACTGATAAGACCTTAAATAATTGCTTGGTACCACTTCGCGGGGTTTTTGATAAAGCCGTTGAAATGAAGTTGATTGACCAAAGCTACAACCCTATGTCTGACATCAATAACAAGAAAGTGCAGACGGGGTTGCCGGACCCATTCAACAGAGATGAGATGAATGCGCTACTGACCTGGCTTGATAAGAATCTTGATGGTGATGAGCATTTTTATTATTGGTATTTTGAGGTGGCGTTTTGGACGGGGTGCCGACCCAGTGAATTGCTTGCTCTGAGATGGTCAGATATAGACTGGTTTAATGGGTCTATTATCATCAATAAAACGAGGGTGCGCGGTGTTGAGAAAAGCGTCACTAAAACTCATACAGTGCGTGAAGTGTATCTTAACGACAGAAGCAAAGCAGCGTTTGAAGCGCTACAAGCACTAAAGCTTGATAATGATTATGTGATGATATGCCCTGAGACTAGCCAGCCATTTTTTAATGAAAAACCGCCACGTCTAAGAATCAGTAGAGCTATGGAAGCGTGTCGCATTAGAAAGCGCCCAGCATATAATGCCAGGCACACCTATGCTACTATGCTGTTGATGGACGGAGTGAATCCAGTGTTTGTTGCCAACCAACTAGGCCACAGTATTCAGATGCTTATGAAAAGATACGGCCGCTGGATTCATGGTGATAAAAATAAGATTGAGATGAGTAAGCTTAGGACGGATTAA